ATTTTTGTAAGAGCACTTTTATTGGTACAAGAAATAGATAATAGAAAAACAAAAACAATAATACTTATGGATAATTTAAGAATCCCCAAGAGTCAGCAATATTATTTTTACTTTAAAGATGAAGGGATCATGATTTTTCGGCAAGCATTTCCTTTGTGGCAAGATGTAATTTTTCTTGATCCACTAGATGCACGCATTAAGGCTCTATTCTCATCCCCTCTTAAAGGGAATGAAGAAATAGATTCCCAATTAAAACAAATAGATGAAGAGATGATATGTTCTAAAGAGACTGCATTGCTGCGCATAGATAAAATCATCAGGAAAATTGCCAAATTTCATGGCAAGACATACAAGGATTGGAGCAAGAAAATCCAAGTATTGGTTAATAGGCAAGTTACGTTAAATTTTCTAGAAGCATATCCTAGGTGGGAATCAGTTTTATCTAGCGCTGCAACTTTAGAAGTAATTAAAACTTTATACGGATTAGATTCGGGAGAGTCATGCACATTAGAAGAGGCAGCTAATCGCTTAGGTATTAGCAAGCAATCTGTGGGAGAGACAAAAAATAAAGCTATTCGATTGCTAGATATTGCCCATGGCAATATAAAAAAAACAGTCAGCAAAAGTCCTTTAATTGAAGACCGAAAAAGATTAGCTGAAGCATTAAAATCTTTTCGGGGCGATCGCACAATTGCAGAAATTGCTAAATATTTTGGTGTTTCCCCGGCAATTTACTGGAAACTAGAAAACGAAGACAATAAATATATTACGCCAGAACACTGCAAGATATTTGGTGAAGTTCTCAAGAAAAAATAGCTTTCCTATTTTTTTTAATTACCTCTCACTACAGCATAGCCGTAAACATTTTTAAAATTAGACTAGACATTACATTTAAGGATTAAGTTTATGGCTAACTTCTTAGTGGGTGCTGGCGATAAAGTAAGCGTTAAAGTTACTGCAATTGAAGGAAACGTAGCAACTCCTTCACCAGGTGGTGCTACTCGCTTACTCGGTGGTACTCAAGCAGGTTTTAATATTTCAGCAGACCAGACAGACTCCAAAGTATTTGAAGATGCTTTAGGTTATGCGTTTGGCGTAGTAACAGGACAGTCATGGGATGTTCCCTGGACTGCTAACATACTAAGCACAGACGCTGGTCACGACATTGTAAAAGCGGCAGCAGTTGGAGCTGTTGGAGGGAAAAAAGTTGGTATAACTGTAGAAGTAAAAGATTCTGGAGGAACTGTTATTTCTAAACTTGATGGGGTCGCATTAGTGACAAACTATTCAGAAGATTATCCCGCAGATGGAATCTTGACCTATAACTGCACCTTTACCGGATACGGTACTCCCACACTTGCCTAACACACAATAATAACGAGGTGATTTAAATGCCATCCATAAGCCCTACCACCATTTTTAGTGGATACACTGCCACAGCTACAGATATAACAATTCCTTTGGCTGCACTTCCTGGATTAACTACCGCGGAAGCTCACGCAACAACAGGAGACGGTCGCGAACTATTACGCATTATTCTAGAAAAGTATTTTTCTGCAATTGAAGGAATGCAAGCGGCAAACAGACCTGTTTCCATGCAAATCAATCGCGGCAACTTAGTTGGTTTGTCTGCAAATATGATCCGACGTAGCTACTCTATTTCCTTTGATGAATCTGTAGGTGCAACAGCAACCAGCATCAAAGCAGAACCATAGAAATTTTGATTAGCAAAAAGAGCCTTTTTATATTAAGGCTCTTTTTTTTTGTTAAAAATTTAGCGTCAATTGATTACTTTTTATTTTTTTTGAGACTAACATCGCTACTAGAGCTGTTATCAGATCTGCTGTCTCGTTGTCTGATAATGCTTCAGCCTCGGACAAAGTTCTTTCGAGTAAACTCTGTTGAACACATTCTTTTTCGTCAACAGTATTATTAAGCCAGTTTATCAAAGAATTAGGCGTGACTTGCTTAAGCTCCGCCATTTTGTAGATATACTCATTCTTGGGATAAGACTTAGCTTGTTCCCAGAAAGTGATAGTTGATGTAACTACGTTAAAGTAGTTAGCCATTTGCCGACGAACCCAGTACCTTTTTTCCCTTTCTTCCCGGCAAATAATACTCCATCTTTGAGCTGGAGTTTGGTCTTTATATGATAAAGTATTTTTTTCCATTTTGTTTTTTAGTGCTTTGGCAAATTTTAGTTATGAATACATCTTATCTGAAGTTTTGAAAATTTGACAAAAACTTAGTATTTTGCAACACAAAAAAATAAAATATTGTGGCACGCTATCTATATATATTTGAATTTTTGTTAGTGATTTGCTCACAAGGGATAGTTTCGGGCTAAAATAAAAAAACGTTACAGACCTCAGGGAGTGTAACTAGTAAGCAAGTAATAATACTCAGCAGAAAAGGTTCTTATGTTATTTCAATTAGACCAACTCAATATCACCCCCGATGCTTTCCGTCTCCTTTATTCAATCATGACCGCCGCTTATCATGACAAAATGTGGGAGACAACTCACGGGATACTCGAGCGAAACTCGAAGCTCAGCCGATATAGAGTAAGAGCAGGTCTCGATGAGTTAAGAAGAGAGAAACTCATCATGACCAAGAGTTACACCACCGGCATAAAAATTACTCTCATGCCAGTATTGGTTGAGATGATCTACAAAGACTTTAAGCGCAAAGGGGCAAGTCAACGCAGCCGGAATATAAATGAAATAAAAAAGTCTCAAGCTCCCAAGAAAGAGGGGGCGGTGGCTACGAAAGCGTCCCGGAAATCCTCAACGCAGACCTCGACTCAGAGTCTCCCCCGGACTACTTCAAAGCCTTCTTTACGAGGCACTTCCAAGAAAGAGAATCTACAGACAGCAGCAGTTACAACAACAGCAGCACCCCCATCCAAGCCCACTACGAAGCACCCACCGAAGACTGCTACAAAGCTAAAGGCTTTGGATAAAAAGCCTTATATCACCACGAGAGGGACTCTCTATAAAGCTTTTTGGGAGTGGCTTAAAGGTTATGAATTACTCAGCGACCTAGACATTGCTCATTTCATGAAGGATGAGGCTAAAATGCTTTATTACTGGAAAGAGTTCCAGGATTACGCTAGATGCTGGTTAAGTCGGAATCGACAAGTACATAAACCAGACATGGATTTGAGTAGAATTAAGATGATGAAGAGAGTGGCGGCAATGGCTCAAGTTGCTTAGTCAAAAATCAACAAATAACCTGGCATAGTTTTTAAGTAGTAAAGTTTGTGAATTAATAAATGGAGAGTGTGAATGTATACGTCAGAGAAATTACCCCCAAATTGTCTATCAGGAGAAGAAAGCTTACTAGGCTTGCTTTTGATGAATGCAGAAAGTTTACCTAGTATTATACAAGAGCTTGATGTGAGTGATTTTTACTCACCAGCTCACCAGAAAATCTATGCAGAGATAAAAAAACTAAACAAAAAAAATAAGCCAGTTGACTTAGTGACAGTCACACTGGCTTTAGAAATTTCTCAGCAGTTAACCAATATCGGTGGTAAACCCAAGTTGGCAGACTTGGTTCAGAAAGGCTATATGTGCTATAACCCCGAAGAGGTTATTACTATTATAAAGCACAATAGCGTAAAGAGAAAGCTATTGACCGCCACTCATGATATAGCCGGACAACTCTATGACACTAGTACTGATGTATTGGAAATCATTCAAGAATACAGCGAAATTCTTTTAGGATTTAGCGATATGTTGCGCACCAATACTGGAGGGCTTAAAGACGTTGCTGACATCATTCCAGACGTTGTAACAGATATTGAGTTACTTAATAGCGATGACGATACGTCGAGCCTTGGAACCGGTTTATATGATTTAGACAAGCTCACAGGAGGAATTCCTAGAGGTGCTATTACGGTTATTGCTGGTCGGGCAGGAATGGGAAAAACTACTGTTTCTCTAGAATTGACAATGAATCTAGCGAAAAAAGATAAAAAGGTAGCTTATTTCTCTTTAGAGATGACAGGTGTTCAGATAGTCAAGAAGATGATAGCCAGGACAATAGCCGGAGATCAGCCACATCCTAAAATTAGCGCCACTAATTTATTCCGGAGTGGTGGGCTAAAAGGGTTACAAGAAATAGAGCTTTTCACAGCAGCTATTCCAGGGACAGCTGATTTATCCATTTGGATTGATGACTATTCTAGTGCAACTGCAAGCTATATCCGTAATGAGCTAACCAAGCTCATCCAAAAAGGAAATAAACCAGACACGGTTGTTGTTGACTATGTGGGGTTAATGGGTAGCGAAGGCAAAAATCAAACCAGGGTTTTAGAATTAGATACCACGCTAAAAGAATTAAGGGCGATCGCCAAAGATTTTGATGTAGCAATGATTTGTTTGGCGCAAATCAACCGTACCGTAGAGTCTCAAGCGGATAAACGTCCAGCACTCAAAGACATCAGAGAGTCAGGAGGTTACGAGCAAGAAGCCGCTCTAGTATTAGGTTTGTATAATCCAGACAAATACAAGAGTGAGGATGCGCCTAATGCAGGAGTGCTTGAAATACTGGTGCTCAAAAATCGTTTTGGGGACACCGGTAAAGTCAAGGTAGGCTTTGAACCTCAGTACAACAGGCTCTTAAATTTAGCCTTTTGATAGTAGTAGAACACTTGACAGATTAGCAGCTTCTTGCAGTTTCCACGGGAAGTTGCTAAAATTAAAGTTGTCAAGCAAAAATATAAACAAAAACAAAATGAGACAATCAATCAAAAAATTGATTGACGATGGCGATTTTACCCGCATTCGTCAGATAGAATACCAAAGAGCAAGATATGCTCTAGTCAAAAAAAGAGCCGAAAAAGAGCGCGCGACAAAGTTCTTACTCCAACATCCTGATTGGGAACAAAAAAAAACAATCCTAACTCGCAAGGAATTGTTTTTAATCAATCAATTTTACGGGTTAACTCCGCCTCGTTTATCAGGCGGTAAATTAGCTCAACTCAATAACTGCACCCCTCAATATATCTATAAATGTATTAGACAAGCCGAGGCTAAGTTACAGAATCATTAACTTCGGTCAACCCAAAAGCATCTAAAGATAACTTAAAAGGGTTATCAGGAATACCTTGAACAAGAGATAGCATCATTTGTGCTATCTTTCGTATTTCTAGTTGAGCATCAGAAGAGTTGCGCAGTTTTTGAAAATGCATAAAACTTCTAAAGTTGAATGTGACATCAAAATCAACTTGTTTGCAATAAGGCAAAAAATAACGGCTGCATTCTTTGGCTCGTTTTCTACCTACGACAGGGGTCAGCCTTTCACAAGTTAAATGATATAACTTGTGTCCCAACTCTGCATAAGAGTTCAGTAGGTCTAAGATATTTTCATTTTTATCAAAACCTGGAATATCTGCTAAGTTTTTAGACAGATCCTCTACTAAATGGATCTGTGTCCCATCGAATCTAGCCCAGTCCGAAGGTAGATACCATTTATCTGGGAGTTCTTTGTACCTAGCTGATTCAGTATTAATAGAAACCCCTATTCTGTGTTTCAAGAAATGAATGTGGCTGGCAATATCAGCCCTTACCTGAAAATGCAAGGTGCTTTTCTCAAAGGGCGTATGATGTCCTGATCTAGCTAAGTAATTAAGTAGTTCATCAGGTGATCGCCTTCTGTTTTTCTTTGTATCTTCATAAACAGAATGAATCCAGCTACTACCTGCTTTTCCATTGTTAACAGATTCTTTATAAACAGAAGACAATGATTCTATATTGTCTAAACAGGTGGATTGCCATGCTGAAAGACAATGGGTTTCATCTCCACCGTAATATCCGATTAAACAAACAAGGTTTTGATATTGATCTGACATTAAACTTTTGGTAATATTATTTTTTGTGGCTGATCTAAATATTTGCCATTTCGACTAGCATAGCAAGTATCGCAGGCGTCTCCTTCAAAAAACAGGATCTGAGCAATCCCTTCGTTTGCATATAGTCGACATGGAATATTAGTTGGATTAGATATCTCTAGAGTCAAATAGCCCCTCCATCCCGCCTCTAATGGAGTTATATTGGCAATAATCCCTGACCTGGCATAAGTTGATTTGCCTGTACAAATACCAGTTACATTATTGGGCATATTAAACTTTTCCACAGAGACTCCAAGAGCATAGCCATAGGCAGGTAAAATAAAGAATTCTCCTTTATTGTCTACGCGTGAATAAAGTATTTCAAGAGCATCTTCTTTAAAGTTTTTAGGGTCATTGATTATTCCGTTCCCTGTGCTAAATATTTTAAGTTCCAATGGGGATAGACGAATATCATAACCATAGGAACTTAGCCCGTAACTAATTACTTTTCTCCCGTCTTTTTCTCTGACTAATTCACTTTCAAACGGGCTAATCATTTCTTGATTCAATGCTAACTCTTTTATTTTTCTATCATTAATCATCATTATCTATCTCAGCTTGATTTACTAATTTACTAAATGCCGATAAATCGCTTAATTTTTTATGCAGTTGAGATAATTTTCTGGCATAAGTTGTAACAGCTAATTCTCCTTTACTAAATAAAACTCTAAGCCTACTAGATTCTAGTAAAGTTTTTAACTTGGAATCATGTCCAATAAATTCACCTTTAGCCACTATTTGACAGTTAATTATCAAGTCAATTTGATACTCCCATGAAGAGTAAGCCAATTTAGCTGCTTTAATTAAGTATTCAAATTCTGGTAATGGGTCATAAACCTGAAACTCTTCTCGCCATTCATTGGCAGGAGTTATCAAAATTATTTCTAATGGCAGAAGGTCTTCTTTTAATGCTTCTATCAAGGGCATCAAAATCTCAATATTTCCTTGATAGTTATCTTTGATTTGAGCTAGACGTATCTCTGTTATCATCAATTTAAAGTAGAAAAATATTATTATGATTATAGCCGTAGAAGGAATCAATGGATCTGGCAAAACAAGTTTATTAAACAATCTGATTTATAAGTTAGCTAATAATAATCCTATATTAATTCATCACCCTAACGAAAATCATTTCGAGGGTGCTAAAGCAATTGAATTAATCCAAGAGCAACATCATCTAACTGGTGGTTTGTGGGCGCTAGAAGATATCAATAGGTCTTACCACATAGCAAAACAAAACTCGCAGATTTGTTACCTATGGTCCCGTTGTCAGATGTCAACTTTAGTTTACAATGGTAAGCATCCACGAGACTTTACCGCGTTAAAAAATAAAATTTATCGAGATCGGAGTTATCCAGATTGTTTAATTTATTTAAATGTACCCCCAGAAATTTGTTGGGAACGAATTATTTCTAGAAATAGAAGAAAAGATGCTGACTTAACATTTGAAAAATTAAAAGAAGATTATTCTCGATACGAAAAAATAAAAGAAATATTCAAATCACTTCATGCTGATAAAAAAATAAAATATTATTATGAATCCAAGTTAATAAGTTAAAAATAATGCCACTAGAAGAACTTTTTTATTTTTTAGCTCCAGCTTTTAAAAATCAACCAGCAATTAAACTAGAATGTATCGCCAATTATTGTGCAGACACGACGCTTTTTGATGCTGGTTATTATGAGTTTTCTATTGTTCAAGAAGCTTACGAGAGTTACTACGAAGGTTGTGATATAAAAACCTTTGGTGAACAAGAAGAATTCTTCGAGAATCTAAGCATTGCTATGGCGATTGCAATAGAAACAAAATACGGAATTATTGTAGATGATCCTGATGGCGAACAAGGATTTTGGAGACTTGATGTACTCCTTCGGTTTGTATTTAGTTACATTTATTATGAATACGAAGATTCCGAGGAGGAGGAATAAATCTAGTATTGTCGAGAATTAATTAAACCCTAAAAAGTTTTTAAGTAGAGTAACATGAGATAAACCCAGTAGTGGATTTTAAGGACGCATATTGTTATTAACCCCTTTATTGAGGATAAATAGCTTTACTGGTTGATTGATTCAACTAACTCCATAGTGATTTTGCTTGCTCCGTTATTTTAATACCTTTTAGGGTTTGTTTTCTCATTCATCTTGATTATTATACTTTATGCTTATTCCCTCTATTGAAACTTTTACGACTGAACCTTATTTGATAGGAAAAGATATAATTTTTAGACCTATTCAAAAAGAAATAATCTATAGTTTCTGGAACAGTCCTTATACAATGGGTGTTTGGTGCTTAGGTCGAAGAAGCGGAAAAACATTTTGTGCAGCTGCTAGTGCTGTTTATGCCTGCACCGCATTAGCTCCAATATATAAGAGATACATCAGGACTAGCGAAAGTTATTATGTTTTGTTTGTCGCTAATAATGAAGAGCAAGCAAAAATAGCCCTTGACCAAGTAAAGATATTTTTAGAGAATTCCCCCACGCTTAAGATGCTGATTAAAAGTAGTAACGCCACATCAGTTACTCTTAAGAACGGTGCAGTATTTAAAGCTGTTCCCAATACTGCTAAAGGAGTCAGGGGTTACCCAGTAGCACTAGCAATATTTGACGAAGCCGCTCACTATAGAACAGGATATGGGGAACAAACAGGAGAGCAACTCTATCAGGCGATCGCTCCGTCTATTGCTCAATTTGGCGACTATGGGCGCTTATTAATGATTTCTACTCCTTGGACCAAACAAGGAATATTTTATGACAACTACCAAAAAGGATTGACAGGAGAATATCCCGAGATTCATGTGGCAAACTATCCTACTTGGGAAGTCAATCCCACTATTTCAAAAGCATTCTTAGAGTCTGCAAAGAAAAGAGACCCCATCATGTACGAGGTTGAGTATGGTGCTAACTTCTCTGTAGACTTTGCCGCTTTCTTGGACGTGGATAAAATTAGAGAGGCTGTCACCTTGCCTGGAACGATTCCAGCCCAACGAACTTATAAAAATAAATACTTCTTAGCATTAGATCCCGCACTATCAGGAGATGCTTTTACTGCAGCGATCGCTCATCTAGAAGGGAATAAATTAGTAGTAGACTATCTTCACGAATTTCTACCATCGTTTAATCAAGGAAGTAAAAAAGTTGTAGATATCAGCAAAGTTGAAGAATGGATTATGGCGCGCCACCAAGAATATGGATTTAAGAAAATAGTCTTAGACCAATTCCAAAGCGCATCAACTATACAAAGGCTTAGCGGAAAAGTTGGCTCTCGGATAACTGAGTTAACTTGGACTCATAACACCAAAATCATAGCCTATGGCTATCTAAAAGAATTATTTAATCTTAATAAAATAGCTATCTACCCCCACGACAAAACCATTAGTCAACTAACTAATCTTCAAGTTCACTATAATAAGTCAGGCTCTTGGACTGTCTCTGGGGGGAGTGGGATGCAGGTAGATGATTACTGTTCAGTCTTAGCTGCTTTGGCTTTTATTTCCAAGGATAGTAAGGATGTTGGCTGGTCTAAGTATGCTTGACCATTCTTTTTGCCGGCGGTCAGCGACCACCCCAGGCTTAGCCTGTCAATAATGACAGCAGATTTTTGTGGATAAATAATAAAGATTGTTAAGTAACTGTCACAGATAATGCCATTTCTGGCAATTGTGACAGTTACCGACTATTCACTCACCAACTTTAACCATCTCTCTTTAAGCTTTTGAGCTGCGGGAGATAACTTACTATTATCGGCAAAAACATATTCATCCAGAATGAAAAGAATCTGCTCATCAATTTCTTGGCGCAGTTTTGCCCTAGTAGCTCCAAAAGCAAATATTTCTAGTCGAGGATGTTCTACAAGGAATAATTTTCCACAGGATTTCTCTTCTCTTACTTCCAAGAAAATACTAGGGTTGAAGTTATAGGTTTTTCCCATTCCCTCAACCTTGTCAATCACTAAGCAATCTTCACTGCTCACCATTTGGTAATCCTCTTACAGTATTAGTTATATACAAGTAATAATTCGAATAACTCATTGTCAGTAAAGCACTGTCACTTTCAGGAGTAATGACTCGAATAACATCATTAGGATTGTCTATAGACTGAAGCAGTATAGACGGATGTGTATTTTTATCCACCTCCCAAGCAACTAAAAACCCACAAAACAGCTTGTAGTTAACAACGGAAGGACAGAGGATAAACACATTGCAATCAACTCCGACAAACGCCCGACGCTTGGCAATTCTGCCTTTGTCTTTTAAAGCAATTAACTCTTTAATCGGAATTAATGGAACAGTCCAATTAGGAGCAACTTGATCCTTGACCAAAGAAAAGAATGTAGCTGCTACATCTGGGTCAATATCTGAGGAGGCATCAGGTTTAAAGTAGAAAAAATCGGACGGCGTAACCCCAGAACCTTTCTTGGGGTCTTTATTGGCATTAACAAAATAGCTGGTGAGCGTTGCCATGCCAAGCTCTTGATAGTGTAAATCTTCCTTGTAGAATCTGTGCCCATATTCTAATGCTTGAAAAATAATATTGATAGGAGTGTTGCCAAAATTTTCATAGTTGAAACGTGGGTCGTGAGGGAAATATTTATGCACCCTCCAATAAATTTCGACCCAGTTTATTTCTATGCTGCTGTTTCCTCCACTACCTCCGCTGCTTTGAGTGCTTTTTTTACCGTCACCGCGGCAGTAGCTTCTTCGATCTCTTCGGCATCTAATTCATCTAATGGGAGTCTACCTCTGTTCATTTCTTTAATGCAGAATAATTCTAAGTGTCGCAATAAGCGGTTAGGAACTAGGTCAGGATTTCCGACTTCTTTTATTGTCCATTCGGCGCATGGAGGGCAACGGTAGATTAACATAGCAGCCGCATAAATAATTCTTTTAATGCCTGCATTTTCTTCTTGTACTCGACGAAGAGCCATTAGCCCTTCCATATCTCCCTTCATCAACTTAATTGCATCGTTATTGCGGACAGACTCCCAAACATCTTCTACAGGAGTGCCTGTTTTTTCTGAAATGGTGTTAACTAATTTAATTAACATTTGCTCAGTATCAGGTAATTCTTTTATCTCATTATCAATAAACATCTTTTCATTAGGAGTGATGTCATCATAACGAGGTAACGCAATTGTTCCTGATTTTTCATCTCCAATAATCACTAAATCTTGTTTAGCGGGTTTACTAAGAAAAGGAAGTGATTTAATTGCCATACTTAAGATTTGCTACAATAGAATAAACTATATGTATATTAATATAATAATAAAAGAGTAAAATGCTAACTAACGAAGCCTTCGAGGACATGGTAGAAAGTCTTATCTTTCAGCAAAGAACCAAAGAAGAAATTTATAAAAAAACAAAAGCAGGAAAAGAGAAAGTAGCCAATGCAGAAAGAAATCTTCATGATAAATGGCTAGAAGAATCAAGCAATAATCACAGCTTGCAATATAATGTTGCTTACACAGAAGCTCAGATCAATTATTTAATTAAGATTGCTTTTCATTCATTTATACAAAGTCAACGAAGAAAAGTAGTAATTTACAAGAACGATGTGACTAATCAAAAAGGTCCTACAATAGAAACTCACAGAATTGAGCCAACTAACGCAGGGGATGTTTCTTTTTTAAAATTGATTCTTGATTTAATTAAACAAAGAATTGCATTAAATAAATTGGATAAAATTGATTATCAAGGCAGTGAGTTAGATCCTGAGACATTAATGGAATTTTTCCAATGGAAAGCTTCAGTTAATAAAAGAAGAAGCTTAAACTCTAAAGAATTAACTCCTGAACTATTAGAAGAGTTTTTAGATTGGAACGAAAAACAATAAAATGCCAACCAGTAGCTACCAAATCCAACAAGCTATTAAAAAACTTCTTGACGCAAGAACGCCAAAAATAAAGCAAAGTTTTAACTCAATAAACGGAAGACAAATAGATGTGACAATTAAAGGAAAAACAATCAAGATTTCTACAGAGCTAAATACACCTAGAAACAATAAAAAAGGAAGCTTTAGATAATAATGGATGAAATTGAAAAATTAATACAAGAAGCTTTTGGTCAAACAATTGCAGACTATAACGTTTATGTTGACGAAATCATTGAGTCAACAGAAGAATTTGGAGATTCAGGTTTTTCTGGGCAAGATATTGTAGATACAGGTAGACTTCGAGACAGCAAAATTATTGATGCTCAACCAAATCTAGTTTCATTAGAATGGACTCCTAAAGATCCCGATTCAGGATTTAGTTATGCTCCAGCCGTATGGGCTGGATTTCATCCTTATGGAGGTGAGAAATTTGTCCCTGGTCGTCATTGGCCAGAAAGAGCAGCAAGGAAACTTAATGGAGAGGGAATAACCAAGGCTTTTGTGACCTATCTTCAGCAACAAGGATTAAACGCACAAGTCATCAATAATGGGGACGAAGAGTTAGATGACTAGTTTAACGCCCATGCTGCTGCGCACATTAATAATTAACGCACTAGGAGACAAGATAGGCGTATATTTTTTGCCTAATGCCAGCAGTCCTACAGCCGCGATCGCTGTTATTCCAGATAAAGTTTATGGGACAAATTATCCTCCCCCAGAAACAACGACATCAGGGATTGAAGTAGTAATTCATAAGCCTAGACCTGATGCTAATCCCAGGCTAGGCAGCGACAGTATGCGTACTCGTAAATGGGAAATTTATTTAAATCAATGGGACGGCAACGGGGAATTAAATACAGCAGTTGAAATTCTTTTAAATGCTTTTCAAGACAATCAATTACGGTTCACATCCCCAGTTTTCCCTGACTATAATCTTGATGCAGGTATTGTTCCCTATTGCCGAATAGCCATTATTGAAAAATATTTAAGAACAGTCGAAATAGAATAATGCCTCAATATACTTTATTTACAAAACAATTACCTTTAAACCTTAGTACAGGGTTAAGCAACAAAGAAATAGGTAGAGTCTTTCGGTCTAGTGTTAGTGGCTATATCAGGGCTGTACAATATCAAAAATCTTCCATAGAAACAGGTACTCATATTGGGAAGATTTGGCGTGTTTCTGATCAAGCTTTATTAGCTTCTGTAACTTACGTAGGAGAAACAACAGCACCAACAACAGCAGGTAATTGGCAAGAACAAGCCTTACCTACTCCTTTATTTATTAATGCCAATACAGATTACGTTGTTTCTGTCAATGTAAACGCTAGGATAAATAGAACTACTGGAACATTTCCAATTTTTGAAAATATTACTTTATCTAGTGCTACTGTTAACGGATCTTTGTCTGTAGGTGCAGCAGGAACTTACCCAGTAGAAAATAATACTTTTTTTCATTTCTGCGACGTAGTCTTTGAACCAGCTTCTGTTGGGCAAATTTCAATTACGGGAACTTTATCTCAGAATCGAATTTTAACTGCTACAGTAAGTGATTTAGACGGGATACAAAGCATTATTAGTTACCAGTGGCAATCTAGTACAGACGGGACTAACTGGACTAATATCACGGGAGAAACTACTCCTACTTTGCTATTAATAAATTCATTGGTTGGTAGAAGAGTTCGGGCTAATGCTACTTATACAGACTCAAGCGGAACTAATGAGTCTATAACTAGTACTGCAACAAACATTATTTCCAATGTTAACGACACAGGGACAATCCTAATAGCTGGGACTCCTGTTCAAGGTCAAACTCTTACTATTGCTTTAAATGATATTGATGGATTACCCGGATCTGGAATATCTTACCAATGGCAATCTAGTACAGATAATGGTTCAACTTGGAGCAATTTAGGTAGTTCAACATCTAACTCATCTTTTTTGCTAACTAATAGTCATATAGGAACAAGACTAAGAGTTATAGCTAGTTATACAGACTCACTAGGCACGGCAGAATCAATAACTAGTGCTAGTACTCTAGCTGTACTAAATGTAAATGACCCAGGAGCTATTAGTATCAGCTATTCAGTAAGTGTTGATGGCACACCAATTGAAGGAGAAACACTAACAGCAACTGTATCTGATATAGACGGGCTGACATCAGTCACAATTAACTATCAATGGCTAGTTAGTGATGATAATACCAACTGGAATTTTATTGCAGGAGCAACAAGTTCTACTTTAGTTTTAAATTCAACTTTATCAGGTAAGCGGGTTAGAGCTTATGCCAGCTATACAGACAATCAAGGAACTGTTGAAGGGATTACAAGTGTTTCTACTAATCCCGTCATAAATGTAAATAATAGCGGGACCATTACTGTTACAGGGATTCCAACTCAGCATAATACTTTAACAGCATCTATTTCTGACGCTGATGGAATATCAGTAGGAAGCATTAGTTATCAATGGCAATCGAGTATCAATAGTGGCAGTACTTGGCAAAACATCTCTGGAGCAACCACATCAACTTTAATTTTAACTAATACTCTTGTAGGCAGAATAATCCGAGCTACTGCTAGTTATACAGATACTCAAGGCACAGCAGAAAGTATTATTGGCACAGGAACAAGTGTTGTTGCAAATATTAATGATTTAGGTATCTTGAGCATTACAGGAACACCAGCACAAAACAACACTTTAACAGCTACTGTTTCAGATGTAGATGGTATGTCAGGCGTAGTTATTAATTACCAGTGGCAATCTAGTAGCAATAATGGGGCTGATTGGGTAAATATTACAGAAGCAACAAGTTCTACTCTTTCACTAAGCAACTCTCTTGTTAATAAAATAATCCGTGTTACAGCTAATTATATTGACGAATTAGGAACAAGTGAAGCTTTGACTAGTGGCAATACTTCTACTGTAATAAACGTAAATGATTTAGGCACTATAACTATTACTGGAATCCCGGCACAAAACAATACTTTAACCGCTACTGTTTCTGATATTGATGGGTTAACTTCTGTAACCATAAATTATCAATGGCTGTCTAGCAGTGATAACGTCAATTGGAATTACATTCCTGGTGCAACAAGTCCCACACTATTTTTAGACGCATCTTTAGCAGGGAAAAGAGTTAGAGCCACGGCTAGTTATACAGATAATCTTGGTAGCACCGAAAGTATTGCTAGCTCAACAACTATTCCTATCGCAAATGTCAATGATGCAGGGGCTATAAATATTGTCGGAGTTACTACTAGATATCAAACTTTGACTGCCGTAGTAACTGATATTGATGGGTTGTCAGGAGCGATTAGTTATCAGTGGCAGTCTAGTACTGATGGGATTGACTGGACAAATATTAGCGGCCCTACATCCTCTACTCTTTTACTCAACACTCCACTAGTTGGAAAACGAGTTAGAGCGATCGCATCTTATACTGATGACCTTGGGACAAGTGAAACACTAACTAGTTCAGCAACTAGCATAATTACCGGTACCAATATTGTTGGTTCAATTGTTATTGCAGGAAGCCCTA